TCAGCTTGCCATTTAGCACCTAATTTAAAACTCTGTGGGTCAAAAGGAAAATCACTATTAAATTTTCTTGCTTCATACTCTCTTTTTATTGCTTCTTCAAGTGTTTCTTGTTTAGGTTCTTCTTGTAGAATGATGATTTCATATCCAACAAATGGGTCTACTGTAAAATCAGAATATCTTTTCTTAATCTCAACCTCCTCACAACTTGGGTTATTTACAAACCATTCTAAGAACTCATCATCAATAGTTTGAACACCATCTGCAATTAAGTCTTGGTCTGTTGTTAGGATGATTTTATAATATCTAACCCCAAAATCCCAAAAGAAATTAGGAGTAACTAATGTTGGTTGTTCATTACCTCTAATCATCCAATCTCCATCTTTAATTTCTTCATCAGAAGTGATGTAGATGTGTTGGTTAGTAACTTGAAGATTTTCTCTTTTAGTAATATAATCTCCAATATTTAATTTTCCAAAAGACTTAAACAACCTACTTGGTTTTTCTGTTGGTATAATGTGTATATTTTTCATAATTTTCTAAGTATTAAGCAACCGTTTGAGTCTAGTTTTGGTTTACCCATATTGGTAAGACCACCTGCTCTTTTCTTTAACTGAATAATGTCTTCCATCTCTATCTCAACATCCATTTCTGTTGGTTGTAGTCTTGAATTTATAAGTTTATTGATTCTTGATTCATCATTATTTTTACCTAATACAAATGCAAGATTTACATCATCTTCAGTAAACAACTTGTCTTTATTCAACTCCATTGCTTTGTTGAAGCCGTGTATAAACCTCATTCTTTGTACATTTATTGTTGTACTTGATGAATATGGAATTTCTTCTTCTGCTAACTTCCCAGCATCAACAACTCCAAATATCTCATCACAATTTGATTGTAATAATTTTTTACCAGTTACATTAGCCCAAGATGCTGCAATAGTTTCTCCTGATTCATTGTAAAGACAATAATCATTATCTCTTTTAATTAGTTTTGTTTTCATTTTATTCTGATTTTAATTAAAAACTCTGTGTCCCCATTTCCAATTCCAAGCTTGAAAATTCATACGTTCTGCTGGTAAGTAATAAAAATTTTCTACTTCTCTGTGAAAATATTCAATTTCAGCTATATGTAATGGAGTTTCTTTAAAATGTGTAAGATTTAATTCTAATTGAGTAACCATATAATCTACCCACAATTTGTCTTTTTGTTTTTCTGTCATCTTATTCAGATTTAAAGGTTAAAAAATATATCTAATTGTGTTCCAAGGTAAAATTTCATCATGTAATTCAGTAAACTGCTTGATATAATGAGCTTTTCTGTTATGTTCATACCGGAGATTCTTTCCACCATACTGAGAAGTTTTACTTTCTTGTAATTTAGGTACCCATAATAAATCTTCTCCTGGAAGTTTATTAGCTAGATTATACTGATGCTTATCTTCATTATGAGTAAGAAATATTACTTCAGCTTTAACAGCATCAGTATTCCAACTATTATATGTTGCATGTTTATTAATCAAATAAAACAAAAACTCATATTCAGTTAACCAATTGTCATGAACAATAACAGGACTAAAGTTCAAATGTACTTCATATCCTGCATCAAGAAATCTTGGAACAGCATTAAGTCTTAAATCAATAGAACTTGTATTTGGTTCAAGAACTTTTCTCCATTTCTCCGGCATTAGACTAAATCTTATTCTAATCTTACCTTCTGGATTAAGTTCAAGCAAATCTTTATTTACATACTTAGTAGCAAATGAACCCATAGCAAGTGGATGATCTCTAAAGAACTTGAAGATTGTCTTCCAGTCATGATATTTTGCATGCAGAGCAAAGTCTTCATTACAAGAAATATCATAGGTTACATACTCTCCTGTTTGATTAGGTTTCTCTACTGTAGAAAAATAAGCATGTGAATTAATTTCTGTCAAGATGTCCATAGTATTTGTAGCTACAGATAATCCTTCCGGCTTGTGTCTTTTCATATAACAGTAAGTACAGTTATACAAACAGCCATGACCAAAGGAGGGACTGATGAAATCAGTACTCCTCCCACTAGGTCTTATGATCATAGATTTTCTAGTAACTTTTTCAATTACCATATCCAGGTTAATACTTCTGGATGAAAATGTGCAAAGAATAAAAAACTAATAATCACTATAGATACTAAAGAATCTAATTTTTTAAACATAATCATACTTTCCCAGTACTTTCTTTTCTTAAGATATCTATTAATAGGTGATTGTATAATTGATATAAGAAATATAGTCAAGTAGATATACCATAAAGAACTTATAGCCATACCTAATACTAAGAATATCATATATATCAATGAAAAACAACCAATACCAAACTGTATAGTTTTATCATTTTCATCTCTTTCTTCTTTACTTCTTACATAAAAAGTTCTTACATAAGATCTAGCTTTAATGAATATAATAATCTCATAACAAAGTGCAGTGCCCAACATAAGGGCTAATAATACTTCTTTCATAATTTTTTGTTTTTTTCTTCTAAATAATTAATAATAAATCCAGCAGCAACTAGTAAATTCATACCAAATGATGCTAATATCTCATGAATGTCTTCATAGACGTTTACTGTCAGGTGAACATGGCCCACCATCCAAAAGGGTACAGATAAGTTTTGACTTACCCATATGATAAAAAATTTTAGAAAATGTTTCATAATCTTCTATTTCTTCTTCTTCTGATCCTCTTTATATAAGAGTACATACAGTCAAAAATGAAATAGTTTACAACAGCTAATACTATTAGCATTAACCAACTCCAAAGACAGGGATAACATTCTGGTAAATACATTACTACATATCCAGTTGTGCCTAATACTGCAAAGATGTGCACTATAACCATATAGTACAACATCCAGGTTCTAGTCCCCTTCTTCATTATTTACTTTTTTTTTCTTCTCTGGCTTCTCCATAGTAAGCTGAGAACTTTTTATTGACTTGCTCAATCTTTGTAGTCTCAGCTGAATCTTCTGATTCAAAGAACTGTAATCTTGTTTTCTCTTGTTGTCGCTCATATTCTTCCCAATTATAAATTTCTAATTCTTTCATTCTGACAAGATCAGCTATAGTTATACCTTCTGGTATACATCCATTTGCATTTATTAAATCAATACAGGCTTCTTTCATTCTTCCCATAATTTCAAACTTTTTTCTAAAAACAATTTAATTGTTACTCTCACATCTTTATGACCAAGAATAGAACCAGCTGCTTTTAGTTTGTTGTAGAATTTAGTATCAACATCTAGTTGAATTCTTTTCTGTCTATGTGCAATAGATACAGGCTCAAAAACATTAAAATCAAAAGGAAACATCTGAGCATATACATAAACATTCTGCTTATAGAGCTTGTCAGTATACCACTGTAATGCTAACTTTTTATTGTAGTTAACTTTATCTCTTTTAATACGAATTGTATCAGAAATTTGATGTTCTGTCATCATGAATCTATAAGCAAGAATTCCTATCAGATAACTTCTTTGATCAACAAGAGCTCTTTTTCTTGTTACTAAGTCCATAGACAATAATGCATTTATAACATCTCCTTTGCTGTAATCTTCCATATAATCTAATATACAAAAAATTATAGGGTTAATCCAAATTAACCCCAAAATCTTTCCATAAAACCTTTGTCTGATCAAATCCTTCTAGAGCTTCAGTAACCCATTTCTCATCAATTGTTCCTACATAACATAGTATGTGTACAATAGACTTATCATCTGGATTTAAACGAAGTAATCTACCAATTCTTTGACTTGCTTTTCTCTCATTACCATAGGCATGCATAATAATACCCTGTTTAAGATTAGAAATATTGACACCTTCACTTAATTGAAGCACAGTAGATAACTTGGTTATTTCTCCGTTCTTAAATTTTTGAAGATTATCTTCAGAATCTTTATTATTACTATGATAGCTATGAGAACATAATCTATCTGCTTGAGCTTGGGTATTTGCAAAGACAATACACTTAGTACTAATACTTTGCATTAGTTTTTTAGTATATTTTTCTTTACTAGGATATTCCATCATTGCTTTCATTCTCATAACTCTGAGCATGTGCATGTTTCCGGATCCTACATCAATTCTTCTAGACCAATAGATATAATTTGATTCTTCATCAGTTACCCATGTTTTATTTCCTTGATTTACCACATAGTTTTTCTCTTGAGATAAAGATATTTGATGAACAATGATTTGGTAATCATTCAGTATTTTATTCTCTACAGCATCATCTGCTTTAAATGTAAATACAACAGGACAGAATTCATTAACTAACTTACCTTTCTCTGAATAACCACGTTTAGGAGGAGTACCAGTTAAACCCAAGATTTTACCCTTGTATAACTGAAGAAATCCTCGGTGACTATCTAACAAACTATGAGCCTCATCTAAATAGACAGCATTATAGTCATTAGGATTGTGTTTATTCAGACTCAGATAAGTAGTAAACACCATTCTACCTAATAAATATTCCTTATCAAATTTTTCAGCATCATCTTTCCATGACTGAAAAATTGATCTCTTAGGAGCAACAATAAGGACTTTCATCAATGGAGTAGTATTCCGGTCTATATGATTCAAACCCACCAGGGTCTTTCCTACACCAGTACCTAAGACTACACTACATCTTTGTTTACCATCAGTTGCTGCTAATGCTTCTAATTGAACTTCATCTTTTGTCATAAGTTTTATTTTAACCAATTCATAGTTCTAGCTTCTGCAGGATGTGCATGAATCCAATCATGACAGTTCCTACAAACAGCTAACCATGTAGATTGTACAAGGTAATAAGTATCTCTATCTGACCCTGAAAATTTATGGTGAACATCAGTGGCACCATGACCACATCCGTTCACCTTCACCACACATAATGGATTCTCAGTAAGAAATCTTTCTCTTAATTTAAGATACTCAGCATCTTTCTTTTTCTTTTTAGAAGAAACCAGAGGGATTTTATAATCAGTTGGTTTCTGTATATTATCTTTATTCTTGGGATTTTGGCAACTCCAACAATATTTGCAATATTTAAATCCCTCATGGTTCTTCCATATAACAGTCATCTTTTGACAACCATCACATTCTTTAAGCTTCATAGTAGTTCTTTTGGAAACTCAGGAGCTTTAGGTGCTCTCTTAAAAAGAAAATTCTTTAAAGCACTCCAAAAACTTTCAGTAATATGAAGATCTTTATCAAGAAAATTGTCTTTTGGACAAACAATATACTTATTTATTAGATCAGCACATCTTGGATGATCTATTGTAATAACTTTAATTAAGTATTTTCTTTTACTACTTAGTAAAACTTTTACTTCAAGAGATCTCCATCTTTCTCTAGCTGGAGACAACTCTCTGATATCATAAAATGTTTTCATAATTTTAGTCTTGATCAAAATATAAGTCTGATAAATTATCTATATTCATTTCTAAGCTCATTATGTCTGCAGATACAGACATTTTGCTTTCATCTTCTTTATAAATATCTTCTTCTAATTCAGGTATAGAAGGTAATTCATTTACTAAATCTTCTAATTGTCTAGTTAAGTCTTCAAATTTGTTTAAAAATTCTTTTCTTGTCATAATCTTAGTTTTTAGTGGTTTTTAACATTGGTAAATTTACTGGTGCTTCTTTTAAACTTAAAAAGTTTTTAGGAAGCACACCTTCTGTTATAAAGATACTAATTATCTTATCTTTATCAATATTTAAATCTTTGAAAGTTAATGTATTTTTAAACTTTTCATCAACTTCTGTAAGAGTAGCTAATTCTTTTGTCAAATTAGAATTTGGAAACAAAGTTTTAAAAATACCATTGGTATAATCAATAGTAACTTTTTGTTTAAATGTATTGAGCACAGTTTGTGATTTCTTAAATACATTTATAATTCTTTGTTTCTTTTTACTACACATTGTAGCTAACTCTTTCTGATCAAGAGCATCTAGACCATAGAGTGCTCTTTTATACAAATAGTTCTGATATACAGAATACTTGTCTTGTTCATACTGCATGTAGGTTTTACCTGCATGTAATTGGTAATCTCTTACCTGTTGTTTTAACTTTTCCATTTTAATCATACAATTTTACATTCATAAAAAAGAGAGAGTATCACTAATGACACTCTCTCACACTAATTAACTAAATACTATCCACCAATTGAGAAATCATCAGATGGACGTGCATTTACTATTGCTTTAGATTTACCTACATTATAAGCTGCACGTAATTCTTCAGTATTGTTGTGTTTGATCAATATATCAGATACATTTGCATCAAAACTCATTTTAGTTCTTCTATAGATAGGTAAACCATCTAATGTACATACAATACCTGTTTCTCCTGCAACTTTTAAGTCACGTTCTGGAGTTTTCTCATTGAATGGTTCAAGAGATTCTTCTACTACAATTTTACCATCTAACTGTTGTCCGGCAAAGAAACCAGAATCTTTCAATTCTGCTAATGTACCTGGGATTAATGCAGATACTGGTTTTCTACGTAAGAAACCATTGTCATCAATCATTGTTCTTACTTGTTGTACACGTACATATCCATACTCAGGATTGTTTACAGATACATTTACTACAGCTCCTGTAGTTTCGTCAGCCAAAATAATTACTTTAGAGTTCATAATTCTAAGTGTTAAAAAAATTAATAAATAAATAGATTGTTGAGTAGATACTAAGTCCTTAATTACTCACGTTAAGGGTAGTTTGTAGTTTAAAACTACATATCCAAATTATCAGATAAATCAATGATATCATCAAAAGGAATGTCATCAGACACGATATCATTTAAATCTTCGTCATCCTCTGGAAGGAATTCAAAGTCATAGTATTTTTCTTTGGTGTTTTTAGAAACAGCCGAGCCACTAAAAGGGTCCCTAATATGTTCACCATAGTCAATTGACATGAGGTATTGCACATCTTCATCAGTAAGATCAAGATACTCCTCTATAGAGAGGTGAACTACTTTCCCATTAGGGAGTTGATATTGTATCACCGGCATACATAAATATGCAGATAAATATAGAGCATTTATTTAAAAGCTACTAGTTTAAACTAATAATATTTAGTAATATATAGCTAACAATGAAAAGGGAGCATTTCTACTCCCTTTCATTTGGTCTGGAAAAAGCATATCAACAGATATACTATCTTAAAACTCTTCTATAATTTCTAATTCTTTGTGCTGAACATAAGTAGTGTCTTTTTTTGTAGCACCATTATCTGAAATATTGGTGTACTCAATATGATACTGACTATACTCATGATAACCTCTGAATTCTTTGACAGTAACTACTACTTTACCATCTTCATCACCAAATTGATCTCTGATAGCATCTTTATTACTACCGTAACCAAGATTATTTACAGATACTTTGCATAATGTACCATCAGGTATTACATCAGGTAGTTTATTACCCAACATAAGCTTGAAAAAATACTCAGTTGCTTGTTGACTTGTACAAATCATTGGAGTTATAAGTTTAATAAACTCTTCAGCATTTGGGTCTTTAACAATCTTACCCAAGGCTTTTGCTACATCAGAATCTTCATACGTTACAGATATTCTCATACTCAATCAGTTAATCTTCTATGTTGTCTTATTTTATTTAACAAGTCTTCATTAAAGTGTGTAAAGAAACTCTTATCAAATACTCTTGCTGTTACCTTATCGGAAAGTGTAACTGGTATTACTGATTTTCTTACACCTTTATTGATTACATTACCATCTTTGTCTGTAATGTCTACATTCAAATCAAATCCTAATACAGACTCAATAGTATACTTAGTCACGACTAAATAAACCTTTAAGCATATGATGTAATCTATCTTTTGATTGTTCACTTGCAATAACTTTTTGAGTTATTAATGTAGCAAAGACAACTTCATTAGTATGCTTACATTTAGATACAACTTCTTCTAATGTAGCATGTAAATAATCATGACTTTTGTAAGCATCAAGACATATTTTAGCAAGTTCATCTGCTCTTTTTTCTGTAACACCAAGAATCTCATGAAAGTGTTCTGCTTTATCATCAATAATCAATAATTTGTAGTTACAATCCGTGTTGTAACTCTTTTTCTTTTTTTTAAATACTTTTTCTAACCAATTCATAATCATATACTTTTTAAATAAGCCCATACTAATAACCCACATGCAATTACAATAAAGCCATAGAGCATTATTTTAAATGGGAGCATTCTTGTTTCAAAATCCAACATATCTTCTAAGACAACAATTTTGTGTTCAATATCTGATAGAGCAAGAGCTGCATATTCTGCATCTTTTCCTTTATGATCTCTATGAAGAATCTGTTGTCTATGATCATGAAGTTGATCAATTCTCTGTTTTATTTCTTTTCTTCTCATATCAATTGTTTTAATTCTAAAAATAGTTACCAAGTGACAGGAATATATAGCTAAAGATAAATTCAAATACAAATACAAAGACCTTCTCTTCTACAAAGGCAAATACAAATACTAAGTCTCAAGTTTGTTAGCCAGTTATCTCACATTGGAGTAACCTGTCTAACCATGAGTTCTATCTCAGTTTTTATAGTTTGAAGAGAAGCGGTTTAAATTAATGTATATCAAACATTTCTTAGTATGTGGTAATCAGCCACGAAGTTTATATAAAATTCCTGTCACTAGGTATAAAGAGTAAGAGAATCAGCTTGTGCCTATCTCTTACTCACCTAATTAGTTCACTATTTTTCAGGTGTAATAAACATGTCAATTACATGCTGAAAACGAGGATCAACATTGATTCTCAATGCTGCAGCAGATTTGATGTCTAACTCTCTCTGAGAATTAAACTCCATAGTAAGTCTAAGAACTTCTCCATTGTAAGCATCCATTGCTAACTGATATTTCTCATTAACTTCTTTCTCAAGTTTAAGAAACTCAGCAGCTTTGTCTGCATTATTCTTTTGGATTCTAGCATTTTCATCACTAACTAAGTTCTTAACCTTAGCTTTGAAATAATTTACACGTTGCTCATACACTCTATGTTGTTCAGCAATCTCTTCATGTAAGATCATTAATGCACCTGACACATGGTGTTTAGTAACCTTTACAGGTGTCTTTTTACCATCTTCAACATTAAACCACTCAATGGATGCTGTATTAGGAAGATCCTTTCTCAATTGAGTAAGTTTACCATTCTTATGAATGAACTGACCCAAATGAGAAGCCATAGCTTCAGCTTGAAGATACTCTGAATACTCAGAATCTGAAAGTTGAGACCAACCCCAAGACTCTTCAACACCATAGTCAACATCATAATCATCAACATATACTCTTTCAGGTTTAACCAAATGAGATAAATTTGGAGATGATTTCCGGATTCTATCTATTTCAGACTCTTTACCTTTAATAGCTTCCATAAGGAAAGCTTGAGTAGCATGAAGATCACCTTTGTTCTTCAACTTGTCAAGTATATCACCAGGGATAGGAATACCCTCTTGCATATCATATACTTGTCCACCTATTGTAATGGACTTACTACAGTTGTTGTAAGAGTCTAACTCTCTTTGAATCTCTTGTGCATTCTGATTACACAAGTTACTAATTGATTGTGCTTGTGACATAGACAAGCCTTTGTTTGCTAAATTTCTCATAATTTCTGTTTTTAGAGATTTGTAAATTGATTAATAAGTTTAAAAAATGGACAGTTTGTCTTCATGTCCAGGAATACGTAGAATATCACTACCTTTCTATTGTATCTTAAAATGGTAATGGAAAGAATTTATCTCCTAGTCCATCATCCCATTGTTTTCCAGCAAATGAATGTATTTTCTTTGTAGGAAACAGCTTCTTTGCACACTCTATGGCAATAGCATCATCATATACACCATAATCACCTGATTTAGCATATAAAATCACATTATCATCTATGATCTTAATCCAACCACCATTAATTGTACCCCAATCACCTTCACGATAAATACTACTGATATCACTGTGACCATTACTAACAAAGCCATAAGGATCCCAACAAAATCTGTTGATTTTATCATCATAATGATCTTGTTGTATAATGAATTTAATACCCTTGTGATTCTGAAAATGAGTAAAGTCAAGATTCTGAGAATACACTTGACGTGCAATATTTCTCATCTTATTCTTCAATTCATAATTTTTATCAGATTCTTGTCTCCACCATTTTTCATATTCTTCTTTGGTAGGTTCTTGTGGATCACCATCAGGATAATCATCTTCATAAGCTTCTGGTTCTTCTTCAACAACAACAGTTTGTTGTGCTTTAACAGCAGCTTGAATGATATCTAATCTAGCAGCAAGAGTAAGTATTTGATTCTCTTGTTCAACTTGGATCTTATATTTATCAGGTTGAACAACAGATAGAAATGTATCCATCTGATCTTTGGTAACACTAAAGTTCCAACTACCACCGGCAAATGACTTGAAGTCACTGCTTGGTACTTGAAATGTGCTATGCTTGGTAGAACAAGTGATACTGTTTCTACCATAGGTTACTACTTCATATAACCCTGGTTTTGAATTTAAATGAATTTTCATTTTGAGTTTATTTTTTAAGTGAATAAATAAAGTAAAAAAGAGTGTTACTCCTATAATTGTTCTAATACTGATATCTCTTCATAGTAATAACTACTGTTACTAGTATCTTGCATAGTATATAAATAGTTACTATAGTCTAATTCAGAATCAGAACTTACATAACCATTATCAATACACTGTGAAGTATAGTCTTCATAACTAAGAATTTCTTCTTTTGTAGTAGACTCTACTATATCAGCAATTTTTTGTTTAGCAAGTTCTTCAGTGCTATAAACACCAACTATACTAGTTTGAGGTTGACAATAACTATCATCTATATCATGAATGTATGTCCAAAAAACAATGTATACTTTTTCCATTTTAAGTATATTTTTAAGTTATTAATTAAGTTTCTGTGTATTAAGTACCCTCTGCACTCAGTTGTAGTCCTTGTTTTTGTTAGTAGGGCACACCCATACTACAACTGCTCACCCTTGGGAAGTGAGTTGTGGTGCATTATACTAGTCTTTAAGGGATATAGACCAAACCCTGTTCATTATGTACTCAGTTGAACTCTGGCCAGCAACTTACTGGATAGACACTCGGTTAAAGAAAGAATGCCGATACTATTTTTTCTGAAATATAGATAGATCAACAGGATCATCTAATGTATCATCATAAGTAAATATACCAGTTTCAAGATACTGGATAATCTCAGATTTGTAAGCATACTCAATACTTTCTGAAGGTATAGAGTAAATGATTCTGCCATCTATGTCAGAAGAAGGCACAATAAAACCAGTATGTAGTTTTATTATAAATAAAATTTTAGCAAATAGCATATTATTAGTTTAAAGGTTACTAATTAAAAAATAAGGGTATTGTTTTTTAACAAAGACCAGGGTACTCCACAAACAATCACTTGTTTGCTTCCTAGTATGCTTACGCGGTTCCTGAATGTTTTAATCTTCTAAACTTTAACCCTTAATAGAGATAGAAATAATACACCACAGTTGTAATAGGCTTGGAGATTAAGGAAGATTACACCTTCCACCAATTACAACTGTCTAACCTAAGTTAGTGGTGTATTAACACACTGCACGTACCTATCTCAAGCGTGTTATTCTTGAACCTTATAAGGGAAGGTTTCTAACAACCTACAAGATTTGTAGTAATTTAATCTTTACCCTATTCTCTTATTAGGTTATGTAAAGACTTTAAAATTGTGGCAGTATTTGAGAATAACTGGTGGAGTCTTACCCTAGTAATCATTCCTGATTACACCTTGGCTGGACTTAAGGAACTCCACGTACTGAGGCCATTTTAACTTAAATAAATAGTACATAAAACATCAGGTAGTTCAAATCCCTAGGTTAGTCAGCACTAAGAACTATACTTGTGCTTAATTAGTGAATAAAAAAACTCTCACAAGGTTGCAACCCTTGAGGATGTAGTCATTCCATTAAGTGCCCACATCAATAGACTGACGAAATCTATTGGTAGCTTATCCTTACCTGCTTGGATGAGAGTATATATACCACAAGTCAACCCCTGCTTTACAGGATGAGAGGTTATGCCTGAAACCTTGTAGTATAAATGAGCAGTTTTAAGTCATGCTCAGGAAACGTCATTAATACAAGTTAGATAAATCAGGTTGTTTATTAAACTTGACTTCTTCTTCATATTGTTTCAACAACCACTCTTTATCATCTAATGAAAGAGCAAATAGTTGTTGTTTAGTTTTGTCATTTAAACTAGTTCCATAAAATTTTACGGCATGAACAAGAAGTCTTAAATTAATATTAGACTCCATTGCATGCATAGTTTCTACATACTCTCTGTTTTGAATCATAGTTGCATTCATATTTATTTGTTTTTAAATTGTTACTAATTGTTAGCTATATAAAATATAATAGTATAATATATAATATAGATATTATATCTAAGTACTCTAAGTAAAGAATACTGTAGTAGGTTAATACTCAATTATACTCTTACATATAAACATATTTATTAAACAGTATTCCACTTAACTCATAGAAACTATAGTATCTTAAGTATCTTAAGTAGGAACATTTAATAATAAACATATTATTATATCTATGTGAGGTTAAATATCTTTTAAGTACATAAAATATAATAACTTATTATATTAAATAGCAATACAGACATCTGCCACACCAAGTGGTGGGTTGTAAAAAAAAAGGTTTCAGAAAGAATAATAATAATAAGGCCCTATCAAAGGACCTTATCATTACTATTCCTAATACTGTTATAGAAAGACTATTCAGCTTTACCTAAATCAGCACCTTCACCAGTACCTACCTCTGCAAGTCTACTTACATTAGCACGGTTCAGACCAAACCCAAGTCTGCTTCCTAATTTATTTTCAGCATAGACCCTCGCAGCAGTAACTAATCCACGACTCTCAAGTGCCTCCAAAGTGTCTTCTATATCGTAGGACTCTTCCTTGTCCAATACATAGGTTCCATATATAGATACCCTTACAGAATAAACTGTTCCGATTGTTCCAAAAGGATCTTTCCAGTTGCACCAATATTGTGGAGTGATACCATCAGCAGCATACTTCACACCGTACTCTTTAGAAGCATCACTTTCCATAAATTCTTTAATCTCAGCAGCAGGACCACTCAGATTGTACTTATAGAATTTTTTCCCTTTAGAAGGACCTTCCTTTTGCACTACACCACGACCTACATAAGTTGCTGTTATCTTAGTAGACTTTGCTTTGTTTGGTACAGTTGTCTCTGTTTTCTTAGCTTCACTCATAAGTTGCTTTTTAGAATTAATAATTATTTTTCTCAAGTTAAGGGTTGTACAAAAAAGGTAAAAAAAAGAAACAGAAAGAGACCTTCATAAGTCTCTCTCTATTTCTATTAGATGTAATTAATAATTAGAATGATCTCTTGCACATGTATCAAGGTCATCCATGTCTATGTGACCAACAACCTGAACCTTTGACTCTTCACAAGAATCCATATTAGATGTTACTTCATACGACTGTATCAAGTTAACTGATCTATGGAATGCAGCAAAGTCCTCACAGATTTCCACCAAAGAGTTCAAATCATTAGTACCCATTATTTGTTCCCTCAAAGAATGTCTGATCTTATCAACACTCATAGATGTCAACTTCTCAGTTAATCTTCTTAGGACTTTTAAATCTACAAGAGCTACTTCTCTTGCATTATCAGGTGTAAAATCTATTACCTGTTTACCGTTAATTTCAAAGGAATTTTTCATAAGTATAATTTTTATAGAGTAACGGGTTGTAAAAAAAAGGTAGAACATAAGTAATAAAAAAATAAAGTAAGGGTAGGGCCCCTTACTTTAACCACGCAGGTTTATTTGAAGATGTCTTAGAAGGCTTCACAGACTTCTTGACAGGTTCAGATTTACCTGCAGTGAGTGGTACGTAGGAATAGACTTTCATAAAGTCCATTTCTATGTATCCACGTTCATTGGTATAAACTCCGTACTCTACATTATAGAGTTCGTATAAGTTCATACCAAGTTTCTTGATGTAGTTGACGTGCTTAGAGCACACTATAGGCCCGTTAACTACATCTTTTACAAGGATAATATTTTCATTATCCTTTCTTGGAATCAGTTTGATCTGAACTGTTCCAAAGCTTTCATAATTTTTCATAGTACTATTTGGACTATGTAGAGGGTTGTATCAGGAAAAAAAGTAGAATCTTTGACCCTAGGAAAAGATTATATTTTTTTTACTAATTAAATCCACGTGCTGAAATGACAAGGGGGTCCCCCACTTGGAGTGCAGGCCCCGGGGATTTAATTTAGAGGACCCATCACTACCTCTCACATACTACAAAAATTCTATAGGAAAAATTTTTTTTTCAAAATAAATTTGTAAGTTTGTAAAGATTAATTAAGTATTCATACTTAAAAAGTTTTATCTTGTTTAAAGACCCTGGTATAATATACTGGGGTTTTTTTATTTAGATATAAATAGTTATATTTGTACAGTTCATATCTTTATGTTTAATTGGTTATGCTGGAAGCCCTAGGAAATATTTCTAGGGTTTTTAGTTTAAACAAAAAAAGTTTTTATATTTGCCATACCAACAAACAGTTAATGAAAAAAATAATGTTCTGG